GATGTTACGTAATCAACCACTGATTGCGAAAACAATTTGTTATTTACATAATGAGGTTTATCTCTTGGCTTTTTCTTAACTTCTTTTTTCATTTTATAGTATCCATTATATATTAAGTTCACTCACTTGTACACTAATAAAAGTGCAACTTAATATCATTATTATTCATTTTTCGGTGTACAACTATTCAATCTTTTGGTATAATAATTAAGTACAAACAAAGAAAAGGGAGTTACTCACTTATTACCTTTATGTTTCTTTCTCCACTCCATGTGGAAATCTGTAACAGGACTAAAGTCTTCGGAATGATTCATCCCGTTATCGACCTTCCAACTTTCTTGTTCTTCATCATCTGTAAAATCATGATTATCAACTGGAGGATTAAACATTTGATCTATTACATCTTTCATGTCGTTAGGTGATAATACATCATTTAATTTCTGCATAAGAAAATAGCGATGATAGTGTAGCTTAAGGGCGAAATTAGTTGGCGTAAGACCTATGACCTTATCTCCACAAACTTGAATTAGCTCATCATCGTCAGAGTCAAGCCACTCGCGCAAATAGCTTTTTTGTGTGTTATCATCGAACTCCAATTGTAAAGCTCCTGCTAAATATAGAATATTGTTTTCTACATCCCTATCGCACTCTTCTGCTATTAAGTATGTTCCGTCAACTAAACGATAACTTATAATGTCAACCTCGCTTAGGTATTTCTTTAAATCTTCTGATGGTTTATAACTCATAATGGCACCTCGCTTATTTTGTAGTTAAATTTTTCTTTAGCGTATATTTTAACCCGTGTAATCGCGTGATTCAAAGTGTAGTTCTTACGTTTTTTCCATGACAAATCATCTGCTAAATCGTAAATAGTTGTTCCTTGTCCATCTTCGGTTTTTCTTAATCCTCTTCCGATAGATTGCAGAACTCTTATTTGTGATTTTGTAGGTGAAGCAAACATTATATTGTGCAGGTTAATTATATTTATACCTGTCGAAAAGGTTCCAACACTCGCTACAATAATTGCGTTCTTTTCTTTTTCAGTGATCTCGCGGATCCTTTCTCGTTCTTCAGCGTTAACAGCACCTGACACAAAGAAAACTTTACGTCCTGTGCCTTTACATTTTTCTACAAACATCTCGTACAAAGGTTTACCATGTTTCTGAACAAGATTATATAACACAAGCGAGTTACCTTGTTGATCGCATGTAAGGTTAACTATAAACCTATTCCTTTTTTCATGACTTACTATATGATCTATTTCGTCTTGGTACTTTAATCCCTTACATAGCTTTCTTTCTTCATCAGAATATTTTAACACTAAGCATTGTACTGTTAGTTGTGCCAGCGTGTTAGAATCGATTAGCTCCTTAGTGCTAGTAACTTTGTACACCGGACCAAAATTACCTTCTAATGTCATTTGGTTTGATACTGCATCATCAATAGTTCCAGTAGTACCTATACGCATATACGCTTCGCTTAATCGATTCATAATAGTAGTTAGTGACTTTGCTTTAAATGTGTGTGCTTCATCCCCTATCACAAATCCATATTGCTTAAACCAATTCGGTGGTAGTCTTATTGCGCTTTGCCATGTAGTAATAACAACAGCTTGCTCAAATTTGAGCTTCTCTTTCCCTGAATAAATTCTATGAACATCTTCTTCTACATCAAAGGTATCATCACCATCTGAATAATCCGCAAAATCTTTGTACATTTGCTCAACCAACGATGTAGTAGGAACAACCACCAACGCTCTAAAGTCTACGTCATTTTCAAGAAAGTAACGTAATAACATGTAAATAATTAAAGATTTGCCAGAACCAGTAGGAGAAATTAAAATACACCTACTATTCTGTGCCGCATGTATAAATGCGTCTAACTGATAGTCTCTTGGATCAATTCTTTTTCCATTAATGTTGATAGACAAACTATTAATGAACGTTTCCAAATCTTCTTTTTCATCAATTGGATTTTTTAGTGTCCCATCTATCTTTAATTCGTATCCACGCTCATAACAAAATTCAGCAACACGTTTTAGTAAACCATAAGGTAGAGTTTGAGATCTTGAATCGAATAAGCGTATCTTACCATCCCATAACTTATTCCTATAAGCTGGCATGAATTTGTATCCTTCTGCGTAAAAAGTAAAATACTCGCTTAACTCCATTAATACACCAGAGTCATCACACCTAAGAAGAACTTTAGATTCGTCTTTTTTATAAGCGGTTATCATTACATGCCAGAAGTAAACTTCTTAAAGTCAAGAATGTTCTTAACGTGTGTGTGTCTCCATCTAATATTACCCATGATTTCTTCAAGAGTATCAATAATTGTTTTCTGATAATCGATCTGCGCTCGAATACGAACCATATCTTCATCAGTTGAGTAATACATGTCCATATCGCTTTTCAATGGTTTAGTCATACCATCAAATGGATCATACTTCCACTTACGGTTATCCATATCTTCTTGCGACATCTTGCCATTATAATAAAGCCACTTATCCTTTTTCATGGATTCTTGTTCCATTTCTTTTTTCTTCAGCATAAGCTTGGCCATTGAAAAAAGTTCAAGGTATTTGGCGTGTAATTTAGAAGACTTTAAAGTTTCTTCGTCGAGACAGACATCGTCGATGACTGCATCCTTCTTCCACATCTCTAGGATCTGTTCCAAGTTAATCATAATATAAATTTATTTATAGTTATTTAATTATAGCAAATTCATTGTATCTAAAAGTAACGTCTGCCTGTAAATATTCAACATCAGTCGCTTGCGCATTAAAATCAACTCCGCTTAAAGATGTAGGAAATGCGTCTTTAAACTGAAATTGTTTATTGACAAGATTCTTGTTTGTCATAATTGACAATATCATGTCGTGTCTTTCAACTGTGTCAGTATTGGCTTTCATCCAATTAAACATTTCAGTGTAGTTATTCATGTCTTCATCAATGACAAATCTTAAACTTAATGCTTCGAATGTAAGTGCTTCACCTGGTGTAAAACCAATGTTGTTTTGAAAATTTGTTTGTACTTCGCCAGCACTTAAACTTGGAATTCCAAAACTTGTTATAAAGAATTCGGTGTTTGCAAACTTTTCGCGATTGATCGTAAGCTTAAACCCTGTGGGTGAAAGCATGTTAATATTTGTTGTAAGATTTGTTCCGCTCATATATCTATTTATAACGCAAAAAAAGAGGAGCTCCGAAGAACTCCCCTTTAAATGTGTTGTTAGTTATTAACTAACTTAGCTTTATCCAATGTTAATAGCCTTTACACCGAATGAGCGGTAGTATACGTTACTACCAGCAGCACCGATGCCACCTGGATTACCACCAGAACCGCTGTCTGCGATTAGTGGGTTAGCTACAAGACCATAACGTGTCTTGAAAGCAATCTTAGGTTGGAAGCTATTTTCACCAACTGCACGGACCATTGTGAGTGGTACGTATGGGCAATAGAAGAGACCAGCATCATATGCGTTAGTTCCCTTATAGCCTACAGTAGCATAGTCGTCCACAGCGTAAGGATCAACATACACTTTAAGTCCACCGTTAAGTGTACCAGCAAATGTGTTGCCCATATCGTCTACGTTAAGACCTTCTCCGCCCTTGAATGTAAGACCACCAGTTGCAGCAAGTGCTGAAGCAACATTTGAAGAACAGATAACAAAGTTACCTTTTCCACGACGTGTGTCTTTAGCGATTCCATTAGCTTCTTGTTCAATTTGGAAGATAAGCGATTGGAACTTCTCGACTGCCCAACGGCCGTCTGCATCGTTTGCCAAGTCAAATTGGCCGCCTTGTGTAAGACCAGCTTGTTGTGCACCGACTTTAGAAGTTGCTACGATGTTACGAATAACTTCACGATTGATTTCAGCAAGGATTTCACCACTTAGGATGTTAGCCAACTCAGACTCAGCGTCAAGACCATGAACTGCTTTAAGGTCTTGTGCAAGCTCCATTGAGTATTCTGCTTTCAACTGACGAGTTTTCGCTGTGACAGTAGTTTTGTCAATGGTGAAGCCCATTTCGGCAAAACCTGTTGCACCAGTAGCACTTTCGCCATCTGAAGTTCCAAGACCTGTACCAGTTGTAAGAGCAGTTTGTGGAGAATCGAAAAGATGATCTCCAGCGCCTCCAGCAGCGTGTGTACCTGTACCAGAGAAGTCTGTATCAGCTTCACCAGCGAATGCTTCATCGTTTGAGTTAGCAATTGCTGCGGAAGATCCTGCACCTTTTGCAGCTCCAAAACGAGCCTTCATCGCAAAGATAAGACCAGTAGGACCAGACATTGGCTGGACACCTGCTACGTCATAAGCGATAAGGTTAGGCATTGCACGGCGTACAAGTGAGATAAGAATAGGATCGAACGAACCAGAACCGGTGATTGAACCAGTGCTGCTTTGTGCGTCCTCCGACAATAGAGAAAAGTTGCTATGAGCATTTTCTTCTTTGATAGCACGCTCGGTGTTTTCAAGAAGTTTTGCTGTAACAGCTTTCTTGTAGTTATCTTCGATAACTGGAGCATCAGTATGTTCAAGTACTGGTGCCCACTTTTTTAGTTCGTTTTCTGCATTTAACATTTTAAATATTCCTTTGTTGTTAGAATGTTGTAGTTTAATTTTGGGTTATTTGAACCGTGAAAGATGAGTTACATACTTAGCCATATCCTTAGGGAGTTTTGACTGTGGATCTACTTCACCTTCTACGATGGTTTTTACTTCTGTTGTTACGGAATCAGTTGTTTCTGACTCGTTAAGCACTTCAGTTTCTGTTGACTCTTTAAAGAATCCTTCTTTGATTGTTGCTACCTTTGCTTCAAAAGTTTCAGCATCAACAAAATCACTTTCTTCAACAAGTGAAGAGAGTTTTTCTGCTTGTGTAGATGCTAAATCAGAAGATGCTTCGCTGATGATTTTCTCACGCTGTAGAGTTTCTACTTGACTTGCAAGTTCTAACTTTTCAGCTTCAGCATTAGCAAGAGATTCCTTCACTTCAGTAACCTGTTCTGAAAGTTCATCTACAAGATCAACTTTAGATTCAGGAACTTCAATGTAGTGTTCAGTGAAAGTACTTTGTAGCGCTTTCATGAAGTTTTCAGTAATCTCTGTACGTAGTTTGTTATCAACAAACTCCTGATTTTCTTCAATCCAAGATTCAACCACATAAGCAAGATAGTCGTCAATCTTTTCTACAAGAGACTCACGGACGTAAGTAACTTCTTCGACAAGATCTTCAGCATATTGCGCTTCAAGGTTTTCTTTGATTGTATTAACTTTATTAGTAACGGCAGCTTCAAATAGGATAGAGGCTTTTGCTTTGAAGTCTTCGGTAAGTTCTTGATCTGTTTCAGCAAGCACTTTAAGATCTGCTGCGAAGTGATCCGCTTCAGTTTCTTCTGTTGTACAGTGTGATGCTTTAATCATATCATAAGAAGCTACTAGGTCGTCTTTCTTCATTGCCTTAAGTTGACCATACATTGCATTAATGATGTCAGCTTTAGTCTTAGGAACTTCAACTTCGTCTTCTTCTTCAGACATGTTAACAGCTTTATAAGCTGATACCAATTCTGTCTTTTTCATACCTTTGATAGTATCAAAACTTGCGGCTAGATAACCAGCTTTAGTTTGTACTTCTGGAAGTTCGACGCTTTCTTCTTCCTCTTCTGCTTCATCTTCATGAGCATCTTCGGTTTTTTCTTCATCTTCTTCCTCAACTTCTTCTTCGTCTTCTTCCTCAACTTTTTTAGCTGATTCTTCGACTTCTTCTTCATCTTCTTCTACTTCATCAGACTCTTCGTCTTCATGAGCATCTTCAGATTTTGCTTTAGCTTCATCCAATTCTTCGTCTTCGTCTTCTTCTACTTCTTCTGCATCTTCTTCAGACTTTTCGTCTTCTTCTTCCGCTTCGTTTTTCTTCTTAGCCTCGCCAAGAAGAACGTCTAAGACTGCATTAGACAAAGGTTGTTCTTGTTGTTCAGTGACTTCAGTCTCCTCAGAAACCTCAACCTCTGATTCAATAAGATCCTTTTCTTCTACATCTTCGATTATTTGTTCGATTTCGTTTGACATATAATTAAGTTTCCTTTATTATGAATTAGAGTTTGGAGAGGAAATCACTAAAGATTCTTTCCTGAGCTTCGCTAATGCGACCCAAAGGAACCTTTTTAATTTCAGTCTCATATTCTTCAATTTGCTGAGGTTTAAGAATTCCATTCTCCCATATCCATTCAACACCTTCCATGATGCCTTCAACGAAAGCAGATGGTGCGCTTGGATCTTGGACGATGTCAACAGTTGCAAGAACAAAATCGTTCTTAACATATGTCTTGCCTTCTTTTTGCTCAACAGTACCCATACCACGACTCGAGACGCCTAACTTGCACCCGCCTTCGACGAGTCCTTTCACTATTTTACCCATAGGTGTATCTAGTATCAGCGCCTTTCCAACAACATCATTACCCTCAAATTTGAGATTGGTAATTCTGTGTGAAACTTTATCAAGGTTAATCTGCGGGCCTTCTGGGTGATTTAATTCACCAACGGCTCGTCCAGTTTTAACCTGCTCCTTAACGTACTTAGCAGTTGCTTCAGATAGTACGTCTTTAGGATAAATTCTATTATTGCGGTTTTGTTTCTCCGCTTGCATGAATATACCTTCAATGTATGTATCCTTTCCGCCATCTTTCTTGGCTTCGGTGATATATTCAAGCTTATCTTCTAAATGTTCTGTTATTAATTTCATTTTTCTTCCGCGTTATTAAAAATTTTTGATGTTAATCCGACTTTACGAACTTCAAGTGCATCATCTAATTTTTCACGAATTGAATCGCCAAATGTTTTGGCCGCTCCTACTTTATTGTTAGTTACAATATTGTTTAATATCTTTTGTGCTTTTTCACTCATAATTATATCTATTTATACTTTTTCGGTTTTTGACAAAGGTTTAAAAGTCGTCATCGTCTTCATCTTCACCGCTGCCTTCTTCTTCCATTTCGGTGTCAAGACGATCAATGTCTTCGTCAGATTGTTTTAAAATTGTTTGTCTAACATATTTGTTTGAAACGTATTTTCCAACAAGATCTTCCATTTGCTGTGCCATTTCTAAACGTTCTCTTAAAATTTCAAATTCTTTAAGTTCTGAAAAGTAACTATCTTCAAGAAAATCAATATTAATCTTTTCTTCTATGTCATTCCAGTCGCTTTCTGTTATAACACCTTTAAGTATTAGTTGAATGCGTAATGCGTCAATAATAACAAACGAGAATTTTTTACGTAATCTGTCAATGAACTTTTGAAATTTGACTTCTTCACGAGATATTTCACTAGCCCTGCCTATTGTAAATGAACTTTCTTGTTCAAGTCTGGAGACCGGAACGTTTAAAGCTTTATAAAGTTTCCTTTGGAAAAACACGACATCTTCTATTTGTCCTAGGTTTTCTCCTCCACTTAATGTGGTAATTTCTGTACCTCGTCCACCTTCTCTTCGTGGCAAGTAAAAATCTTCTAACATAGACATATGTCTACGATCGTCAGAAACTTCACCAGATGTAGCGTCATACACCATTTTGTTACGATAACGCGATACAACCTGTTGCACGTATTCTTCGGCCTTGCCCTTTGGCAAATTACCTACATCAATATAGAAAATTCTACGTTCAGGTGCACGTGAAACACGATACACCACCAATGAATCTTCCATATAGCGTAACTGGTTTACAAGTTTAATCGCTTTGTGTAAATGTCCAAGACTTCGTTTTTTAGAACTATCTAAAAGTCCTGAGGTACATTGAATGATAGCATCTGTTGCAAATTTAATTCCATTTAATTCTGTAGCAGTTGTGCCATCGCTCATTTGTGGCGCATACAGATAGTATTCGTCTTTTACTTTTTCGTATTCAACGTTAGTTTTAGGATCTTTAAGTTTTTCTATTTCTTTTACTTTACTTATATGTAAAGGTTCTACTGGTCGTAATTCTACAATACCTCTTTGAGGGTTTTTATCATCTATAATTACGTTAAAGTATATTTTACCATCAACATACCAGTTTCTAAAATAGTCCGCAGCTTTATGATTAAACTTTAAAAGCTGTAAAACTTTATCGAATTCTTTATGAATTTCTTTTTTGACTTTATTGGGTTGATCTAAATCTTCTGTGATTAATTCTATAGGTGATGATGTATCACCAGAGGCCAAAGCACCATCTACAATATCCGAAACTGCAGCATCACATTCAGCTTGCATCGCAGCTTCTCTATATTTTATAATCAATTGATGATCTGAAACTGCGTCAGTTCCTTCTAAATCTACAAACTGACCATAGTAACCTCCACCGACAGTGACGGTCGTGCTTCCTTCATCATTCGCCTTTGGTATAGGCGAAATAATTTTTTCAGCTTTTGCTTCTCCTTGAGAAGAAACCTTTCTATTTATTTCGTATCCGAATAATTCCATAATGTTATTTATACCGTAATGAGTGGAGGGATTGGACCTCCACTCATCAGGTAAATTTTCTTGTGTTAATTAAAACTATGAAGTTGTACCAGACTCCCAATATTGGTAAGCCAGTTCAACTGTGAATTCTTCAATTGCATCGTTTGAATCGTAACTCAAGTCGATTGCAGAAACATTAACTGGATATGCACCACGAATGGTGTACGCCTTAGTAACATTTCCTGCTTTATCGAGTTGTTCAACCGCCATGTCTGCTTGGTAGTCTGTAGGATTGGATAGGCCTGTGTTGTTCACATGCTCATTCATTCCATTCATCCAACGTTCCATAGCGTTACGAATTTCCATACCGGTGTCATTGATAACTGTGATTGACCAGTTTTCGAATGTACGGTCACCAGCAATTTTTAGCTGACGGCCACGGAATGGTACATCAAGTTGTGCGATAACGCTGCCAGGTAGCTGCGCACCTTTACACATGAATGATGTAAGTTCTGTATCACCTCCAGCGTATGCCGGAAAGTTAACGATTGCTTTGAAAAGGTTAGGGCGTGCGCCCCCACCGATTAACTTTGATTTAAAATCATCTACTCCTAAAGTTGCCATAATTGTTTATCCTTTCTTATATTATTTATATTAGTTAGTGCCAACAATTTCAGAGAACTCAACGCCA